CCCAGGTCACTGAGGGTTGGTTAAGTAGAATAGATGGCGTATTTTTTAAAATAACTTGTAAGGAGTAATATTATGATTAATAGTTTTTTATTAGCAATTCTTTCACATGCAGTACAAGCAATCATTGGTTCTGGAGTGTTCGCAGAAATAGAACGCCTAGTCCAGTTGGAACTAAGCACAGACAAAACAGGTCCAGAAAAAGCAGCAGCAGTTAAGGCATCACTTCAAGCAGCTCAAGGTGACTTAGGTGCAGCAGCTAAAAACACAGCAGGCTGGGCTTTGAACTTAGGTATTGAAACAGCAGTTGCCGCAGTAAATACAAAACTTGGCGTACCGGCGACTAAATAATGCAATTAACAGCGCACTTTAACTTAGAAGAGCTAACCTTCTCAGATACGGCTGCAAGGCATAACATTAATAACGTTCCTACTGACCCAAAGATAATTGCCAACCTAACTAGGCTGGCGTTGCAATTGGAGAAGGTAAGAACGTTATTAGGTTATCCAATCCATGTCAATTCAGCGTACAGAAGCCTTCCAGTCAATACACTAGTTGGTAGTAAGCCTACAAGCTATCATGTTAAAGGCCTAGCCGCTGATATTGTCTGCCCTGCGTTCGGCAGTCCTAGAGCGATTGTGGAAGCCATTATTGCCAGCGACATCGAATACGACCAGATTATTTGGGAATTTAACAGTTGGTGTCACATTGGATTCGCAGAAGACGGTGCAACACCACGTAAACAAAAATTAACGATCAACGCCTCTGGCACAACAGCATATAAATAGGAATTATCATGGATAGTCAATTTGTCATCAACACAATCGGCGGATTGTTAGCAATCATTATCGGTTGGTTGGGTCGAGAACTTTGGGACGCCGTTCAAAAAATGAAAGCCGAGATGAAGGAGTTAGAAATTAATTTACCAACCCACTATGTTAGGAAAGATGACATGGAGGTTAGATTTGATAAAATAGAAGCCATGTTGAACCGAATGTTTGAAAAACTGGATCACAAGGTAGATAAAGATTAGGGCGATAATAAGTGCTTTTTTGCATTAGTATACTTAAGGACTGATCATCCAGTTTAAACATAACCTCGAGGAAATATCATGGAAGATTTTAAAAAAATGGTAAAAATGAAGGCAGGCGGCAGCGTGGCTTCAGCATTAAAAGAAGAAAACAAACACTGTAGTGGTGGCAAGATTGGCAAGTATAAAGAAGGTGGCAAGGTCCACGAAGATGAAGCACAAGATAAGGCGCTCATTAAAAAAGAATTAGGTAAGTTTGCCAAGGCAGAAGACAAAGATGAAAAGACTGAACTAAAACTTAAGTCTGGCGGACGTGCTAAAAAAGCACAAGGTTCTGTTAAGAAATATAAAGCTGGCGGCGCAATCGAAATGAAAAAGACTGCCGGTGACAAAGACACAATCAAAAAAGTCAAAGCAACTGGTAACAAAAAAGCTGACGCTCCAAATGCGGCAGTAAAACGTCCTGCGTTTCGTGCAAGTGACGTAGACAAAGAAAAAGGCAAACCAGCGGGTGATGCAGTTAAAACAATCAAAGTAAAACCTACAGGTGATAAAAAAGCTGCAGCACCAAACAAAGCTTCCGTTAAACCTAACGCTAAGGGTGTAGATGCTGTTGATGATTTAAAAGGCGGCGGTCGCCCTAAGTACAAAAAAGGTGGTGACGTAAAAAAGTTTGCTGATGGGGGATCATCCAATGCGGGCGGCATAGCTACGCAAAGTCCAATCCCACCATCTATTGCAGCACAACTTATGCAAGCAGCTCCAGGTGCTAGATTACAAGGTGCAAACCCTTCAACAATGGGATCTAATCCATTGCCTGTAGATAATCCAGTGATTGGTGGTGGTGGTAAAATGGGTACGACATCTAATCGCCCAATATCATATGCTCAAGATTATATCCAGCATCATGATCCAATGTCACACTTACCTCAAGAGCAAATTAATCGTATCTTAATGAATCCAGCGATTCAAAATATTATTAATCGCTTTAAAGACCAATAGGAATCTATATGCCAGTTAAGTCAAAAGCTCAACAAAAGGCTATGTATGCGGCAGCCGAGGGTGAAAGCACCCTCGGTATTCCTAAAAAAGTTGGTAAGGAATTTATTAAAAGTCCTGCACCAAAGAACTTACCTAAGAAGAAAAAATAATGGCATACTCAAATACCTATGATCAGACCGTTATTACGGTCGATCAATTGATTTCATACGCCTATCGTGACGCAGGTAAACAAGCGGAAGAAATCACGCCTGAGTATGTTCAGGCGGGTAAACAAGCGCTATTTTATATTCTTCAAAATTCCGTTAACCGCGGAATTAATATTTGGTTACAAAAGATTGAGGTCTTAGGCCCTCAGGCATATCAACAATATCTGACCATGCCTTACAATGTGGTGGATGTATTGGAAGCCAACTGGATTTACATTGATAATCCAGCGATTTCTACAGCGCTTCCAGTGGATAATGCCAACGCTCCTGTATTGTTCGATCAAATTGGCAACGCATCACTGACATCTTATGCAACATCTACTTTGTCAGAAAACTATTTTGGATCTAGTTTTCAAAATCAAACACGTATTTTTTATGTCGGATTTAATGCATATTCTCCAGGAACCACCACTACCTATAACTTAGATTTACAATCTAGTAATGATGGTGTAACTTGGACAACAATTCAATCTTTAAATCCAGCGACATTATCAGATCAACAATGGTACTATGAAACTGTTACTATTACGCAACCGTTTTATTACTATCGATTAAATAACAGAAACACTGGATCAACATTTTCACTTAGAGCCATTCAGTTTGCTCAAAGTCAACAAGTTATTCCATTGGCTAGGTTAAATCGTACAGACTATTTTAGCTTACCAAATAAGCAGTTCCCAGGCAATCGTTCTTTACAATATTGGTTCAATCGTCAAATTGATCCTCAGTTATTTTTGTGGCCTGTTCCAAACAATAATTTCCAAGTGTTCCAGTTTATTTTGGAATTGCAACCGCAGGATGTAGGTAGTTTAACTAACGAGTTATATTTACCAGATCGCTGGGTGCCTTACATTCAAGCTGAACTATCACACAAATTGGCGTTGCAATTACCTAATACAGATATGACACGAATTACGTACCTTAAACAAGAAGCTATGCAGTTACGTCAAGATGCTGAAGAAGAAGATCGTGACAAGTCACCTATCTACTTCCAACCTAACATAAGTTATTATACGAGGTAGTATGACTAGCGCTTATCAACAAACTTATGACAACTTGGTTCAGGACGTTATCAATTACATGGAGCGTGACGATGATCAGTTCATTGCTCAAATTCCTAGCTTAATTGGATTGGCAGAGTCTGCTATTGCGGCAGAGCTTAAAACATATTTGCAATTAACTGTTGTAGAGACATCACTAGCAACTAACCAAGTGGTTTTATCTAAACCGGAAAGATGGCGCAAAACCGTTTCTATGAAGGTTAACGGGCAACCCATTTTGATGCGTAATCAAGATTATGTTTCAATGTATCAATCTGAATCATCCAATGGTCAACCTTTGTATTATGCAGAGTATGACTACAATAACTGGGCGTTTGCCCCAAAACCAGATGCAGCATATCCTGTTGAAATTATCTATTATAGTGAAATTCAACCATTAGATAGTTCAAACCAACAAAACTTATTTACACGCGAGTGTCCTCAAGCAATGCTTTTTGGCACATTATTACAAGCCCAAGGGTACTTAAAAGCGCTTGATAAATTGCCTGTTTGGAAACAATACTACACAGATTCATTAGCGGCACTTAAGAAAGAAGATAATTCTCGCCGTATTGATCGAAACACCACAATTGAGGAACCTTAATAGATGTCTACTTTTACCTCGCCATTTACCGGCACCGTTATTGAACCAACGGACGTATCGTACTACGCGTTAACGTTTTCAACCAACACTCAATTGTATTGGCCTGCTGTTGTAAACCCAACACAGGTTCCTGCCGCACGTATTATGGATTGTTCAGCCTCAACTACAGGCTTAACAATTACGTTACCAGATTCAACACAAGGTTCTCTTGGATCTGATATTCTCATTAGAAACTTAGGCGCTAACACATTCACTGTTGTTGACTTCGATGGTGGCGGATCAACATCAATTGCCGCTGGCGTGTCACAATACTTTTATTTAGTTAATAACACAGCCACAGAGCCTGAGTGGAATAACTTAACCCTAGGCACTGGAACATCTTC